CCATGCCTAGCTTGATCTACGTCTTGAATTATCATTACTTGGTTAGAGTCTGATATATAGCCTAAAGATAGTTGCTGTCCTCCAAAAGAAGCCCACTCTTCATCAGATATTTTACCATCATTTACTCTTCTTGTATCAGAACCATTATAATAATATACTCCATTACTATTTGCCCATACAATACCAAGCTCTCCCTTACATACTGAATACGGGTATTTAACACCAGCCGAATATACTGTATCTTCTATATACCAATTAGAAGGAGAAGACGAAGATACGTTGACGACCTGCATAGTTCTTTGCTTATAGGCTAATATTCTATCTGCAAAAGATTCTAGCCTTACATAATTCTCTGCGTCTCCCTTTGATGCCTCTATAAAGTTTAAATTAGGAAAGGTGTCGTACTTTCCTATTTCACTAAACATTATCCTGTCACCAAAGCTACTAAATTCTGTTAACCCATCATTAGACCCAGAGCCACCTTCGTCATACTTAACATTAGCAACAAACGCTCTTCTATTAGCTATTACAGCCGTTGAATAGCTTGCTCCTAACTGTCCAAATGATATTTGCTTTGTTGATTGTGAAAACCCATTTAAGCTAGCATACGTATCTAAGTTTGGAGCTTCTAACTCTAATTGCCAGTAAGTAGTTCCTCTATTTGCTAACGTGGTATTTGTAGGTATTGTAATTCTAAAATGATGGTCTCCTGAAGAGCCAGCAGTTGAGCTGTCTTGAACCCATTGATTATAGTCACCAAGAAGAGAAGACCTAGCTCCGTCTTTAATACTTATATCCATTAATAAAGACCAGTCATCACTAGAACCACTTTCTCTTATATATATCCTACCTCCAGATATTCTATTTGCATACCTATCAGATG